AAGAAGTCTCTTTACGGCAGAACGAAGTCCTTCAACTAGTTCTTCATCATATTCTACTCCAGAAGATATAACTTTTTTAGCATCTTTTGCTGCTTTACCAGCAGTCTTTACTCCAGAACTAAATCCCTTACCAAACTCTTGAGCACCTTTAGCGCCTACTTTTGCTGCCTTAGAAATAGTTTTACCAGTCTCTCTAGCAGCATTCATCGCAGCATTATGACGCTCAATTCCTTTCAGAACTGCTCCAGCAACACGATCTAATACACCCTTTTTCTTAGGTTGAGCACTCTTTGCTTTAGATACTGCAGTGTTTCTCTTAGCAGCAGTTTTTGATTGACTCTGAAGTGCTGCCTTCATTCCTGAAGGTTTTGCTGCAGATGCTTTTGCTTCTGCATCTCTTCTTGCTGCTTTTTCCTTGCGAAGACGCTTGATAGCAGAAGTTCTAGGACCTCCTTTGAGGGATCCTACAGACTTGCCAGCCTTAGTTACAGGAGCAACTTTAACTCCACCCGCTCTTGCTTCATTTAGTTCTTCGGTGAGCATGATTTCTTCACCAAGATCATAAACAAACTCAGCAAACTCATCAACACCAAGTTCTTCAATAAGGATTGCTACACCCTCTTCATTTAAACCTTCTTCAATAAAATACTCAGCAGCAATCTCACAAGATTCTTGATAGAACTCTTCAGACATTCTCTTTCTGACACTCTTAGCACCAGCAGCAACTGCTCCAGCACCAACCTCAACAGCGCGAGCACCAACTCTAACAGTTCCTTTGATTGCTTTCTTTAGACCAGAACCAACTCTGCTCAGTAAACTTCTCTTCTTATCTGAAGTAGACGATGTTGGTGCTGATGAAGATGATCCTTGAGAAGATGAAGATGATCCTTGAGAAGATGAAGATGATCCTTGAGATCCTCTTGCATATCCTTCTTTAGCTTTATCTCTTAGTCTTCTAGCTGCTCTAACAGTAGCACCAGCAGCATAACCAGCACCATAACTAGCAGCTTTTCCTACTTTCTTTACACCAGATTTAATCTTTTCACCTGCAGTTTGAGCAGCACTTTTTACTGCTTTAAGTCTTGCATTTCTTCTAAGAGTTGCAGGATCTGGTCTAAAAGTCTTTGCTTTTGCTCTTAGTTGAGTTCTCTTTACATCCTTAGAACGTTTTCTTGCAGCAGTTTCGGCAACTCCTTCAGTTAAAACTTCTAGACTATAATCTACAGAAGATACAATAGATTCTACAATATAATCTAAATCATAACCATCATCAAGTAGTTCTACAATAGATTCCTCAACAATATCATAAATGAAATCGTCATCCATGAAGTAAATCTCTGCATCAACAAAATCCTCAAAGATACAAGTTGGTTCGGGTGCATCAAACTCAATATCTTCTAAGACCACACCATCAATAGAAGCAATAGAGTCTTCTAAAACTGGATTGATTTTAATAGTATTTGTCTTGTCCTTGGACATTTCTTTGAACTTTTGTTCTTTGCCATCTTTCTCCAAAACTTCATTAATCTCATTTCTCCAGTTAGAGAAAGATTCTTTTCTAGTTTTAGGTCCACTAAATGTTCTCTTACCGTCTGGTGTCGGAACAAACTCACCATACTCTCCCTTATGCTTATCGTTATCCTCCACATCACCATCAACATCAGTGTCGATTCTTGAGACTGCTTTCTTTACAAGAGACTTTAGATCTTTAGAAGGAACTTCAATTTCTCCATGAACATTTTTTGATTCCTTTACTTTGTCTAATGGCACTCTTTTTCCATGCTTATCAATAGTAGTAGGAGTTTTTGTTGTTTTATTTTTACCCTTATTTAGCGGAGTGAGCAGATAGATTTCATCTACTTTTTTATCATCACACTCACACTCTTTCTTTTCACATTTCTTACATACGGATTTGCCCATTGCTTTTTTAATGGCATTATCCTTCACACCAGCATATTCATCAGTCTCATCTTCTACCGTACCGTCACCGTCATAATCTTTTGATTTCTTACCAGATTTTTTTGAGTACTTATGCTCTTGGTCTTCACCAGCACCTTTTCCCTCAGCAATCTGCTCAAGATAAATCTTGGAGATGTCGTTAAGATGTAATGTCATTAGTATAAGTTTTTACTTTTTTGACTTATACTTATTTATAAAATTTCTAATGCTCTTCACATCCGCCATTTTCATGGCATATTTGGTAAGAGAAGGAGATCCAACTTCTCTTTGACTAGCGACGACCCCAGATACATCAGTAAAATCTTTCTTCTCAATCACATCTGTAATCCATGATTTAAACATAAGATCATCTTCTGTTGCACAAATAAGATAGTTAGTTCCTCTACGAATAATTTTTCCTCTCAATCCAGTGTTTATATTTTCAACAATAGATCCAACTTTAAAAATATTTCCCGAAACATATTTTTCTCTTAATACCCTATAATGAACTTTTGGAGCGATCTTCCAAAGTTCATATTCTTCTTTTTGAGTCTTGGTTCCTATTCCAGACTGAACTGCTTTAAATACTTTCTCAGCATCTTTATAACCCGTAGGAAGTCCAGATCTGAAAGAATTTAGATTATCTTCTGCAGCAGATTGTCTCATCTTTGATGATAGTTCTGTGTCAGAATCTTTTTCTCCTCCAGCAACTACTGTAATATCATTAAAGTTATATACACTTCCATTATGCTTTTGTGCAAGACTTCTAAACTCAGATAATCTATCTATACCAACTACAATAGTAACTTCACTATAACCATCATTTTCAGCTGCTTGCAATACATCAAAGATTGTAATCATTTTTTCATCATTGATGATATTATCTTTAAATTTAGGAAACATTTTTTTCATGAACCCAATCTTTGGATCTGGTTTGATTGGATTTCTTTCGTTATCTTGAATTCTAGATGGATATATTTTCAAGTCGGAGTTGCCAGCAATACTTCTTGCTGAAGTAAATAGTTGTTGATGTTCTTTTGTTGGGGGATTAAATCTCCCAAATACTATTGTAAGTTTTGCTCCGCCATTTTCATCAGGTTCTAGAGAAGATGGTTCTGGATTTCTTTCAACTTTTGGTTTTTTATCTGAAGGATTAGGAACATCTCTTCCAGGTCTCTGACCTCTATTGTAGAAAACTAAATCTCCACCTTCAGTTTTTGCAACAAACTCTCCAGACGCATTATACCATCCACCATGTCCATCTCCACGCAACCCCATTTTTTGTGCTCTTTGGGATGCTAGAGATACTTGCGCTTCGAATATAAAACTAGAGAACTTTTTCATCTTCTTCATCTGTATATATGTATTTATTTCCTCAAAAACTTAGCATAGTTTATATTTCTCATAGACATGATTTCATCATTATCTATCTTATGAAAATAACCTGCCACTTCTGGCCAAGTATAGTTTCTAATATCTGCGCCATCTAATCCAACCCAATGAAAGTTCAAACCAACAACCCCCCATCTATTCACTTCAAGAATAGCAACTAAAGGATGCTGATCATAAAGTAAGTTGGGAGTTTTTGCATTGTATATAAAAGTATAATAGTTACCAACATCAGGAGCAACATCAAAATCATTAAATACATCAATGATTTCTACCATAATATCTTCTGGATCAGTAAGATCTTCTATTCTTTCTTCAAGTATTTCTAATCTAGTTTTGTTTTTTTCTTTCTTTTCTGCCCTTTGAGCTTCTAGTTTCTCTCTTTGAGAAACTAGAAACGATTTATATTTTACTTTACTTTTTCTTCTTTTTCTTGGCATACGCCTTAATAATCAAAGTTTTCCGCGTGTCTTATACTTTGCAGTATATCCTTTTTTACCATACTCATGAACTTCTTTTTCGGGCGCTCTATTATCTACCTTATATCCAGGGTTTTTCTTTGGTTTTGGTTCCATAGATCTACCCATATACTCTACTGATTTAGATTTATCTTTTTTTTTACCTAAACCAAATAGTTCTTCAAGTTCATACAGTTCAACAATCTGCTCAATATCCTCTGCGGTAACCTCATTTACCATAATCCAGTTTGCTTCATTAATATCATCAGCAAGACCTTCTGAGATTAGGAAGTCAGCTACAACATCAAACATATCGAAACTATTATTCAGTTTTTCCATTCTCTTTTTACCTGCTTTTGCTGCTCTTGAGAGTGCAAAAGTAACTTGACTTGGTTTTCTTAGATTACCAGCATCAGTTCTTGAAGTTGCTCCTTTAGGAGGAAGTGCTCTACCTTTGCTAGAAGGTCCACTACCATATCCATCTTTTGAAGACTTAGAACGAATAGTTCCTGCTGCGCCAGCACCAGTAGATCCAGTTACATCCTTTCTAGATACTTTCTTCTCTACTGCTTTAGGTGCTTTTGCTTTCCCCGTTACTGCCTTATAAAGGTTCTTCACAGCAGCTTTTTTCATGTTTGCCTTTGCTCTTCTAGTAGATCTTTCAGCAGATCTATCTCTACCTTGCATTGCTTGTTTTGCTTTTTCAGCACCAAGACCAACTTTTTTTGCTGCTCTCTTTACACCTTTTTTAATAGAAGAAAGAACTCCTCTTGCAGCACTCTTAATCTTTTCTTTTCTTGCTTGTCTCTTAGCAGCCTTTCTAGAAGCAACTCTTGCTTTAGCAGCTCTAAGTGATCCAGTTCCAGTAGTTACTTTACCAGCACCTGCTTCATCACCACGGCCCATTGTGACTTTTGCTTCCTCAACATACTTAGAACGATACTGTCCACCAGTTGCCTTGTGAGTATCCGCAAGTTCTGCTGCTCTCGAATCAGCATACTTTCTACTCTTTACTGGTTTACCAATCTTCTTCTCCTTTTTTCCATCAGGAGAACCCATTACTTGATAAGGTGCTTCAGTTAAGAAAGTCTCTTCAAATAGTTCTTCCAGTTCTTCTACTTCATATCCTTCATCAATAAGTTCGTAGATAACTTCCTCTACAATATCTTCAATCTCTTCGTTATCAAAATCATCTAAAAAAGCATAATCTTCTTCTAGATATTCTTCTCGGATTTCATTATCATAGACAGCATTAAATGCTTCCATTATCTCATTAAGACTTTCCGTGCCCATTTTTTTTACAAGATTGCTTTTACATAAAAATATTTATAAAAAAAAGACCCTCAAGGGGTCTCGGTTTTTTCTTCTGTTTTTTTATTGAATCCAAAAGGACTAGAAAGTTTTCCTTCTAGTGCTAGTTTGAGAGCAACACCACCGACTGCTTCCATAACCTTCAAGATATCCTCAGGTTTTGCATCTTCACCAAGTTCTTTGGCAATATACCAATACTTAGGCCAGAACTCTTCACCTGCTTTTTGATAATCTTCAAGTGTAAGTTTTTTCATTTACCTACCCCATAATCAGGTGCTTCCGATTCTAGTTTACCAATAGTCTTGTGCAGTTCTTCTACTGCTTTACGGGTTTCTTCAGTCTCTTCCCATTCCCAAGTATCACCAGATTTAGTTACAAATTGTCTTGTAGTCATAGATCTCCTTCTTTACGATTTTCAGAATAGTGAACATTAAAGTTACCGCCAGGATAACGTGCTTTGAGTTTGTCCACATTCATCTCCATAATCTCATCAAGAGAAATATCAAGACCAATACATGCTTGGGCAACATACCACATAATGTCACCCAGTTCACGTTTCAGATGAAATAGGTTTTCTTCAGTTACAGGTTTACCTTGGAAAATAATCTTTTTAATGATTTCAGTAAACTCACCTGCTTCAGCAGACATACCTACAGCAGCAGTAATCATTCGTTCGGTAGGGAAATTTTGATTTTCAAGATCAAAAATCCTTGCGGCAAAATCAGAATAGTTTTTACTTTCGTTAGATGTCACTGCATCTACAAACTCTACATACTTTTTAGGGTCAACTGTACTCAAAATCTAAATCCTCCAAATTTATTAAGTGATGCTGGTGGGTCATCATTATCATAACCCATGTTCTTACTATTGTCAAGAATATCTTTTTGTGCAGATTGTTCAACATCAAACAATCTCATTTTTGCTCGATCAATCCCAACCACAAATCTCTTATTAATAGTTGCACTATTGTATCGATTCTTCAACTGCTTCACCATAATTTGTCCCAACTCCTCAAGCTCATCTGTAGAAATAAGGGCAAACATAAAATCAGCAGTAGCAGGGAGACCAAAGGACTCAGAAGTATCAGTAAGATCAACATCAGAGCTACCAAAACCAGAGCGAGTGGTCTGGGTGGCAGATACGATAGGGACGTTTGCCTCAACAGCCAACCCTCGAAGCTCTTCAGCAATAGACTTGATATACGAATATGAATTGACAGTGCTGTTTCCGCGATAACGGGAGGAAGCACATATATTAAGGTAATCAATGAAAATAATATCAGGTCTAAATGACTTCTTAAGTGCAAGTTCGCTAAGAAGTGACTTAAAGTGTTCAGCATGAGCAGATGCCGTAGGATATTCTTTGATGATTAGCTTACCTGATGTTTTCTTTTCGATTCTACTCATCTTGCTTTCAAACGTTGACTTAGGAAGTTCACTAATGTCTTTAATATTTACGTTCAAAAGATTTGCGTCAATCCTTTCAGCAATTCGTTCTTCCGCCATTTCCAACGTAATGTAGAGTACATTCCGTCCTGACAACAACAAGGAGCTAGCGACATGGCACATGAATAAAGACTTGCCGACACCAGTACCAGCAAGCGCGACATTGAGAGTCTTATTAGGCAAACCACCTTTTGTGATTTTATTAAAATATTCGAGATCAAATTCAATGCGATCCTCCCTTTTACGATAATAGTCAAATCTACCTTCCGCATCAAGAATATAGTCGTGTCCGATATGGTTATCAAAACTTACCGATAAAGCATCCGATAGAATACCTGGAATAGCATCTCTATTTTTTTTCTCGTCAGAACCATCTGTAAGAGAAATAGATTCCATTAACGCAAGATAAATTGCACGATCTCTACACCACTTTTCAGTAGTATGAATCAACCAATCATCATCTACTGGTATATAGTCAAGATTCTCAATGATCTTAATAATCTTTCGATATTCATCTTCTGTGATATCAGTTCTGTTTTTGCATTCAATAGCTACGATTTCTTTTGTTGGTTGTTGATTATATTTGATAATAAAATCAGAAATCTCTTGGAATACTTTAGCATTGCCTCCATCTTCAAAATATTCTTTTTTAATAAAAGGTAGTACTTTCCTCACATATTCATTGTTGTTCAATAGATTTTTCAGAACCAAAAACTCAACGTTATCCATTTAGCTATAATGCAAATAAGAACTCATGATATATTTTGCTCCACATGGTGGGAACATTACTAGTCTACCACACTTTGCCTTTACACGCCCAAAATCAAAGACAGTTTCCCCATCAAAAACATAAACTAAATCAGAAAGATTAACTTCCATAACTAAACTCTGATTTAGCAATCTCATTTAGTTTTTCCATTACTTCTGAAGTAAAATAAACTTCTGGTTCTTTGAGGATTTGTTTGGCATATACTTTTTTAGTCTCACCATTGACAGTCATCTCATAACGACCGGCAACGTTCTTCCACATTCCGGCAAGTTCACCTAACTCAAGTAAACCATAATACTTATCAAGACCCCGATGA